TCAACCTGGCTTTACCTCGATATGCCAGCTCTGTTTTTCAGGCGGCAGCGGTGCACTCTCTTTGTCGTGGTTCCAATGCCGGTCAACGTCGCACAGCTCCAAAAAGCCATCTTTCAGGCGGTAACAGGCTTCTTCATCCGGGGCAGTATGGCAGCAGGGGCATTGAAAGCTCTCGTTTTCCTCGCTGTCTCTCCATAGCTGCCAGTCATAGACAACAAAAGTCTTTTTGCAGTTCGGGCAGGTCAGGTGCATTTCCAGCATGGTTTTACGCTCCTTCGTTCTTGTTGAAGATAAGACGGTCAAGGCTATATGCGGTTGCGTCACAAGTATGATTGTCCCGATCTGGCACACTGGGCAGGAAGTTTCCGTCTTTGTCCGTGTCGTATTCATATTGTGAAAACTCGCGGTAGATGTTGGGGGTGCGCCGGGGATCAACTACAAGCGTCCGTTTTTGCAGCCACTTGATGCGGTAGTTCACACAGCCGGGGCGCTTGATGCAAGGGCGAGCCTGCAGGCCGTATTCCCGTAGATCGTGCACGCTCTTGGGTTCTGCACAGTCGCAATAAATAACCTGTTCCGGGGCCGTTTCTGCGCCTGTGATGGGGTTCTTCCGGGGTTCTCCCACATGGTCAAGGCCGTGTGCCCGGATCTCGGCGGCAAGGGCTTCATTTGACAGGCCGCGCTTGTAAATCTCATCCGCAAATAGATGGTTTCGGTGCTGCGGTCATAGTACAGCGCCACAACGGCAGCAGGGTCAGACGCAAAGCCAAAATCACAGCCCACATAGCGGTAACACTGCATTGCAAGCTCTTCGTCCGCGATCTCTCGCACTTCCAGCGTGGTGAATACCTCGCCGCCGCTGCCTGTAGGGATGCCCAAATACTCATGATCGTACACCTTCGGGTTTAGGCTCTGGATGCGCTGGGCTTCGTTCAGAAACACCCCTCCCAGCCATTCCGGGGGCACCTGGGTGTAATCCGTGTGCAGGGTCAATGCTTCCTCGTTGGGCTGCTGGATGAACTTATTTGCCCAGTTGTTCAGGGACACAGGCGGGTTGAAGCTGCGGAACACCACAGGCTTCCCGCCACGGCCTACAGACTGCATCACGCTGCGGACAAAGTTTTCTCCGGGCAGCTCGGAAAATTCCTCGAACCACACCCACCGGAAAAAGCCCTTTGCAGGCTTGATAGACTTGATCTTGCTGTTATCGTCCAGCCCGCGAAAGATGATCTGTGCGCCGGTGGGCAGGTAGGTGCAGCGCATGGGCGACACGGTGCAGCTCCACAGGTCAGACACGCCCAGCGCGTCAATAGCCCACTGGATTTGTGCAAACACGGATTCCCTCAAGGTGCTGCCCCACCGCCTGAACACCACAGCAGAGCCGGTGCCGGTGGGGTCTTTCTGGATGCCGTCCACAATCTCCAACGACACAAAGGACGATTTGCAGGAGCCGCGTCCACCGGGAAGATTGTAGTAGGTGTGTGCATCGGCGGCTATATCCTCATGGATAGCATGGTATACAGCCGCTTCGTGCTCGGTGGGGTCGATGCCCTGCACGCGCTCAAACGTGGCAGCTCTGGCCGCTTTCCGGGCCTGTAGTGCCCGGATGCGCTTTTCCAGTCGGTCAAGCTCCATTCGCTTCCACCTCGTCAAGCAGCTTTTCCAGCTCTGCCAGTTTCTTCTGCTGTTCGTCAATGCGGATGCAGTTCAAAACGGCGTTGCAGCAATTTGTGATAGCCGTTGCCCGCTGCGGGTCGATCTCGTTATTCAGCAGCATATTTGCGATCTTGGACAGCGTGCGGCGTACCTCTGCGGGAGTTGAAAGTTTGATCTTCAAATATACTCACCTCGATACAAAAAGGGCGCACAGGTTGCCCCATGCGCCCAGATGATGCCATATCAGGCGATTGCCTGATAAAAAATCGCCTTGCTCTTGTTTTCCAAAACAAAGCAGTCGTAATAAATACGGCCCTCCACCAGACTACCGGACAGGAAAGGCGGGTCAAGGTGAATCTTGTACTCTGCCAGCTTGACCGGGGCCACGGTAGCCACGGGATGCGCGATCATGAAGCCGAACTTCTCGGGCAGGCGGTTGGACGCGATCTTGACCACATTCAGGCCGTCCAGCTGGGCAATAACGCCCTTCTTGCGCAGTTCTGCACCAATGTCCTGATTGTCAAAGGTGGCCTTGGACTGCTTCAGGAGCGTGTATGCGGTGGGGGTCAGAATAAGCACGCGGCCAGATGCGGGCACTTCTGCATCATCCATCTGGGCATTTGCCGTGATGATCTCGGTATAGATGTTTTCAGCGGTCAGGGCTGCGGCTTCCGGCTTAATGCCTGCATTTGCTGCCATCACGCTGTAAACATAGGAGTCGATCTCCGGGAACACCTTCTCACGCTGCTGGCGTGCCAGAGCGCTGGCGGCTGCAACCTGCATCTTGGTTTCGTCCGTGTCCATCTTGTCCACCTCGAACGTGAAAGAACGATCTTTGTTGATCGTGAATGTCTCGGTGGTGGCCTGCAGGGTGCTGATCGTGCCATACTGGGACTTGTTGCCGTCCAGAATGGGGCCGTTGCGGTTGAAGTCCTCCATATCGGTGGTTTTGACCTTATACAGCTTGATGGTCTTTGCGCCATCAAAATTGAAATCCTTGTTGGTCACAAGGCTGGTCTTGCTCTCGGAGTAAAACTGTTCATCGGTATATGCTTGGAACTGGGTTGCTAACTCAATAGCCATTTATGAAAACCTCTTTCAGTCTTTCAGACCGAAAGCCCGCTTTAACTCCGCGTCTTTATCCGTGCCGTTGGAAAGCCAGGTCGGCGGGGTGTCTACCTTTGCGCCGGTGGTCGTAGTAGTGACGGTGTACCCGTTGCCGGTGACGCTCTGCACCGCCTTTACCGCGGTCTTGAACGCTTCCGGGTCGCTGGTGTCCAGCTTATCCAGCAGCGCCGCGCTGATATGGTTATCAGACAGATACTGCTTGCAGGCTTCCCGTGCTTCCCACTGGTTGAAGCGCTGACTTTTGGCTTCCAACGCTTCCTCGCGGGCTTTCAAGTCTTTTTCTCGTGCGTCAAGGTCGCCCACGCGCTCGGCACTCTTGGAGCGCTCACGGGCAAGCCGATCGGCAACGATGGTATTTAGTTCGGATTGGGTAAACATCCGCTCAGAGCCGTTATTTTCGGCCTGCTGGGCGGCGCTGGGGGTAGGGTTGGGATTTTCCATTGATAGCACCTCATTTTCCGTATGAGTAGACGTAAAAAACAGCAGGCGGCAAACCTTATGCCGCGCATGGTGCACCGGAGAAAGGAAAAGCCCGGTGCAAGGGGGTGTGTCCGCTCCTGCAATGCTGGGCGCTCTGATCGTGGGTCATGGCACACCCACAGCCAGACCGTGCAGCAAAGAGCAGTCAGGAGCCGGACGGCGCTATAAACCGCCTGCTATGCTCAGTATACCACATTCTGTTGTAAAATGCAAATATAATGCTATGATATGTCAATTTGTTGCTGCATTGTGTTTCTGCTGGGACAACTGTAAACTGTATGCGCCGTAGCTCATGCCCATAGCGTCAGCCATAGCGGCCACTTCGCCCAGTGACAGCCGTTCGCCGTGTTCCAGATGATATGCAGCCCATGCCAGAGTTTTCACGCGGTTCCGCTCCCGTTCATCCTGGGCTTGCTTCATCTCGCAGTCAAGACAGCGGATTCCCGGTGCAAACTGGTACATCACAGCCCCACAGACAGGGCACTTCTTGAGCTTCTTCTTCGTCATGGTATAGAATGACCTCCGGCAAATAAAAAGAGCGTGCAGCAGCCTTTCCGGGGCTGTAACACGCTCTCAGGGGTGGGGGTGGTGCTCTGTACTCCACGCACCACCGATAAAATTTACTATTTGTAATGGTTCAAAAGAGCGTCTATACTATGCTCTTATTATACCATAAAGCGGACTATAACACAAGAAATCACGTTGTAATGTCCTCTTCGTCTGCTTCTTTCTCGTAGTCGTCCAGCCACGCTGCCACGGTTTCAAGGTTCATCGGCGGCGGGGCGATCACGGTATTGGTCGCAACGTCTTTGATGAAGTAGAGCTTCGTGCTCTTGTCCACATCCACGTCAAGGCCGAGTGCGTTTGCCCTTTTGCTCAGGCGCAGGAAGTCAAGAAAACGATTGCGCTGCGCTTCGGACAGGCTGAGCACCTCTTCCACCAGCTCGACCGCCATTTTCCTTTTCTCCGGGGTCATGTTAGGGCAATACACTTCCGCTTCCTTCACAAGCTGCTCGTGCAGTTCCTGTTTGGTCATGCTGCACACCTCCTCAGCCCCAGAAACCGAAGGTGCGCCAGTAGGCCACCGCACCCACGAAGAACATCAGCGCCACAGGAGCCGTACACTGAAATTGATAAGCAGTCATTGTAAAATTCCTCCGTTTTTGTTAAAATAGAGGCGGGAAACACGCCGTGCAAAGCATATTCCCGCCATTTGCCGCCCGTCCCTGTTGGCGCAGGGAAAGGCGGCTTTCTGTTTGTCGGCGGTCTTGGCTTATTGCTGGTTCAGGCTCTGGGTTTCCACCTTGATGATGGGTGTGCCGTCAACCAGCGCGGGAGTGATGCGGAGCAGGGTGTCAGGGCTCTTGCCCTTGTAGTCAAGGAAAGTCAGCTCCATGCCCTCGCTGGGGTCTTCTGCTTCCATGCCGCTGGTGCTGCACATAAGGCTCAGCTTCTTATCTTCCAGCAGCGTGGCCACATCCGTCATGGTCGGGTTGTCGTTGACGGTCTGGGGCCGCTGCTCCTCGTCACAGATGAATGTGCCGATCACAGAGCCGTCCGGCATGATGGTCAGCAGATCAGAGTAGCCCTCATAGGAGCTCTCAAAGGTCAGCAGGGTGTTGCCCTTTGCATCGCGGGATGCGTTCAGCAGCTTCTCGCCGCTCAGGCACTCGCCGATGGTGTCAGTGCTGGCGGTGGTGAAAAAGTGCTTCATTTCGTTCATGGTTTTGTCCTTTCTGGCCTTACAGGCCATTCAAAAATTTATTAAACACGGCCAGATTAGGCCGGGTTGCCGTTGGTTCAGCGGGTCATGCGCTCCACGTAAACCCAGATCAGGCGCAAAGCCCGCAAATCTGCGCGCTCCAGCAGCTTGGTGATAGCATCGGTGTAGCTGGCGCGGTCGATGCTCTCGTTCACAAAATCACCCCCTCACGCGCTCTTGTTGCTGTCGCCGATTTGGGCGGCAGGCTGGATGCCCTGCGTCAGCTGGGGCAGGGGCGGTGCCTGCAAAGCTTTCACCGGGGCTTTATCCATAGCAGTCACAAAACCGCGATAACGGTTTCTTGCAAGCTCGCTGCGCGAACTCTGGGTAAGTGCTTTGATCTGCGTTGCAGGCGTTCCGTAATAGTTGCGCACGGCTTCCGGCTGCTTGTCAAAGATAGCCTGAATCTTCGCCTTACCGCCGCCGTGATTGGTTCCTTCCCCGTCCGTATAGCCGATGCAGGCCGTTTCCCAGACCTCTTGCATACTGCGTGCCGTGTCCAGCGCGTTTTCCCACATCCGTTCCGGGGACGGCAGTGCATCAAGCTGGATGTCCCGGACGGCGGTTGTCCAGTCGCGGAGAAAATAGTTCAGGCACTTGCACTTAGCCAGTGCAATAAGAAATGCCTGTTCGGCAATGTTATCCGGCACGGTGCCAAGGTTGGCAGCGTATGCTTTCAGCTGGGCGGTCACTCGCTCATCGGAAAGATGCTCGCCAAAATAGGCCATTCGCGCCTGCATAAGTTCCTGTAATTTTTCGGTTGTCATTCGATCACCCCATTTTTTCTTTTAAGGTCGTTGATAATTCGGCTGATCTGGTCGCCAGCGCTCTCAAACTCTGGCACGGTGTTGGTGGGTTTGTCCTTATCCAGCGGATAAAACTTTAACCAGCCTTGCCGGGTGGCCTGCTTGACCACCTCTGTCCATTCACAGCGGTGAAATTCTTCATCCAGCTGCTGGCACAAGCTGCGGCGCATGGTATCGGTCAGGCTCTTGCGCTTTTCTTTGCGCATACGGTCATAGTCCTGAAGGGCCTGCAGCAGCTCGCCGTCACCATCGGCAAAGGTTGTGAAAATATCCGCCGGGGAAGTATCAGGCTCGCCAGCCGCGGCAGCGGCGTTGCTCTCCTGTTCTAACCTACACTTCTCTACACTATCCTTCACTATGCTATACTGCGGCTCCTGCTGGTTTCCGTTTTGGTTCCTGATTGGTTCCGAAATGGTTCCATTGTCAGAAAGGATGTAACGCTTTGATGCTGATTCTTTCAGCAGTGCAAGCTCGTTTTGAAACATAGTCTTGCGGTAACGGTCGCTCTTGAGCGTGTTGTTTACCTTCCAGTCAGTCACAACAAGCACACCGGAACTGAACGAAATTACATAACCAGCGGCTTCCAACTGCTTCAAATCACCGGTAGTGCATCCGATGGTGCGCACGATGGTGCGGGGACTTGAAACAAACCCGTCATCATCGGCACGCATACCCAAATGAAAGTAGAGCGCCTGCGTTTTGGGCGGTAGGTCAAGAAAAGCGTCGGTTTCCACCACGTCCACCGAAAACATTCTTTTGTTTGCCATCATGCACCCTTCTTGCTCTTGGGAGACGGTTCAAAGAAAAACTCTCCGATCTGCTCCCGGGGAATGTTCAAAACAGCGGCCACGCGGGTGATCTCGTCGCTCGTCCAGGGCTGGTAGCCCTTCATGCGGGCCGTCATGGTACTCTTTGCCATGCCTGCGGCCTGCGCCACATCCCCTTGCCGCAGCTCCATTTCCGCGAACCTTACGCGGAGCCTGTGAAACGGTTGATACATTTAGTTCACCTCCTTCAAATCGTCAACGGTCACGCCCAGAGCTGCGGCCACGTGGCCTGCGGTAGTGCGCCATACGGGTTGACCCTTACGCATTTTCCATATAGCATTGCGTCCAACGCCTGCCTTTAAGGAAAGTTCCTCGGTAGTCAAGTTCTGACGCGCCATCTCCGCTACAACTTTCACGCGATCGACTGTAATTGACTTCGACAATTCATCTCACCTCGATTCAGGGACTTTTGTCCCTCTACAGCGTATTATAACAGGGCTTTTTATCCCTGTCAATGGTTAAATTAGGGCTTTTTCTTCCTTTTGAAGAAAAAATATGATATACTACACGCTAAAGGGGGAGTTTTAGATGACAATCGGAGAAAGAATCGCCGAGGAGAGAAAGTTTGCTGGATTGACGCAAAAAGAACTCGGCGCACAAACTGGCATTGACCCATCGACAATTCGCAAATACGAATCCGGGAGACTTAACCCCAAAATTGAAACAATAAAGAGAATCGCAGAAGTCTTGAATATAAACTGGTATGTACTACTCGGAGAAGATGACGATTTACAGGGGCTTGTAAAGGCCGTTGATTCTGTTGAATATGATCCTGAAAAAGAGCGGCCAATGGTCGATGTTGATGGGAATCTTTATCTACAAGACTTAAAAACATTGGACGACTTAAAAGATCAGCAATTTAGAAAAGATCACGCGGGGCATGAGAATTGTTCACACTTGCAGATTACTGACATTGAACGAAAAAGACGCTATCTTGATGAACTGTTTTTTTGTCTGAATGACAGCGGCCAGAACTTACTAACAGAAATGGCAAAAGCTATTTGCATGTTGGACAATTACCGGATACAAGTTCTGTCTTTGTCTGGCTTTTTAACGTATGAAAAAACTATAGCTGATAAATTATCGCCACCCAGCCCATTATCGGATGATAAAAAATAAAGCCCACTGCGCAGAGCACAGCAGGCAGGGGCGTGTCGCAAAATTGCGCAACCCACTGACGGGCAATCATTGACATAGAAAGAAGGTGAACCAATGGAATTGACCATAGAGAACCTGCGCACACTGGCTCAGGGCGGGCAAATCTTTCTGACAGCCCACTCACAGGCCCGGCTTTATGAGCGCGGTATCCTGCTGGCAGACATTCGGCAGGCCATCCAGAGCGGGAAGATCATCGAATACCGTCCGGATGATTACCGCTGTCCGTCCTGTTTAGTGCTGGGGGTCAATCTGGCAGGCCGCTGGCTGCACGTTGTGTGCGGTGTTCATGAGGGTGCACTGTGGATCCTCACAGCCTACTGGCCAGATCTCGACCACTGGAACGCAACGTATACTGAACGAAAGAAGAAAGGGGAATAAATTATGACTTGCTTTTTCTGCAAGGGCGAAATGAAGCCCAGCACGACCATTCACACGGTGCAGCTGAAGAACTGCGTTGTGGTTATCAAAAATGTTCCCTGCATGGAGTGCGAACAGTGCGGTGAAGTCGTGCTGTCTGCCGATACAGTGGAGAAGATAGAGCGCATTTTGCAGACGGTCGAAAAGGCTGTTGCTGAAATTACCGTGGTCAACTTCCCGGATTGTGCAGCATGAGCAGGCGAACGAACAGCGCCGTTTGGCAGGAAGCTTACAGCCGGTGGCGTGTGGCGGTGCAGAAAGACGGCCAGCGCCGGTATTTTTACAGCAGCACTCCCGGCCGCACAGGCCAGCGGGAAGCGAACCGCAAGGCTGATGCGTGGCTTGAGGACGGCATAGGCGTGAAGGTGGGCCGCGTTGAGGACGTGTATAAGATCTGGCTCGAGGGCTTAAAGCAGACCACCAGCCCAAGCAATTATGAACCGATCGAGAGCCGGTGGCGTACCTGGGTGCTGCCGATCATCGGAAAAAAGCGGGTCAATGCCCTGACGGATGCTGATTTGCAAGCCATCATCAACAAAGCCCACGCGGCAGGCAAGAGCCGTAAAACCTTGCAATCACTCGCCGGGGATCTCCGTGCCTTCTGCAAATACTGCCGCAAAAGCAAGCTGTCCACCTATCTGCCAGAGGATGTGCAGATACCCGCCGGGGCGCGTCTGAAAGGCAAAAAGGTCTTGCAGCCAGATGATCTAATAAAGCTGTTCACGGTGGATACAACGCTTTATCGGGGCAAGCGCGTGCCAGATGATTATATTCACGCCTACCGGTTCGCGGTCTTGACCGGCCTGCGGCCGGGGGAGCTGGTGGGCCTGCGCTGGGCAGATATCAAAGGCAGCACCGTCAATATCTCCCGTGCCATCAACGTAAAAGGGCAGGAGACGCGCGGGAAGAACGAAAATGCTTGCCGGTCATTCGTCCTGCCGGACGTTGCAAAGGCTGTCCTAGAAGCTCAGAGGGCTATCACCGGCCATTGTGAAAGCGTGTTCTGTCTGGAAACAGAGCGCCGGTTTTATAAGCGCTGGAAAGTGTACTGCGCTGCCAACGATCTGCAGCCGGTCAGCTTGTACGAACTGCGGCACAGCTTTGTGTCCGCGATCAAGACGCTGCCCGCTGGTGAGGTCAAGGCGCTTGTAGGTCACTCCGAAGATATGGACACCTACGGCATTTACAGCCACGCCCTGACCGGTGAGGATGTGCAGACCGCGCAGGCTGTCAATGCGGTATTTATGAAGCTGCTACACGGCTGAAAAATACCACAGTTTTTACCACACTTTCGGATTTTAGGGGCTGAATCACATTTCCGTAGGCCGAATTTCAAGCCATAGCAACGCCACATTTTCAGACTGAAAAATGCGATTTTTTCACGATAGAACGGCGGAAATTGGTTCGACTCCCATCGCCTCCACCACTAAAAAGAGCGTTGATTCGTTAAGAATTAACGCTTTTTTCTTTTACTCACGCAAGAGGTCACGCACTCATAAATAAAAAAAGAAAAAATTGCATTCTATTTGCGAGATTCTGGATTCAAAATCTTAAACAGGACACCGTTGACAGCTTGCGCGGTATCTTCGGCATCGGAACCAAATGCGTGACCGTATACGCCAAAGGTGTCCATGTCTTTGCTATGGCCAACAAGTTGTTTGAGCTCACCTTCTGGAAGACATTTCATCATGGAAACGAAGGTGTGCCGCAGCTCATAGGGAGTGCACGGATTGATGCCATTGGAGTTGCAATAGAGTGCCCAGCGATGCCGGTAGGTGCTTTCTGATTTGATGCAAAACACGCTTTCAAAGTCACCGGTAAGCTCGCGCTGGGCGTTGAGGACTGCCTTTGCTGTATCGGTCAGAGCAAAAGAACGAACGGCGTTTTCATTTTTTCCGTGCGTTTCCTCTTTGTAAATATTGATGCTGCGCCGTACATCACAGCGGCTTTCGTGGATGTCACACCACCGCAGACCGATAATCTCACCGGGTCGCAGGCCAGTGACGACTTGAAACCGATAGGCATTGACATATTCATCCGCTACCGTGCGGCCGCGCAGCAGAGTGGTATCGATGTTGAACAGTTTGAGCACATCGCTCGGCTGCAGGATCATCTTGACAGAATTGCGGGCCCCGGCAGGTGGTTTGAGATCTTCCGGGTGCAGCGTGGAAATGCGTTTCAGGCGCATCCACTTGCAAAATGATTTAAGATCATAGCAAAGACTTGTCAACGTCTTTTTGGAGAGCCCTTTGGAATAGGCGACATCAACAATATTTTTCAAATCATATTCAGTGAGAGAAGAAACCTTTTTGCGGCCGATCAGTGGTTGCACATGATTTTTCCATCGGCTTTGGATGGGTAGATAGTTGCTTTTGTCGGTGGTGAGCATTACGTCCTGAATCCATTGGACATAGAGCTCTTCTACTCTGGAAGAGGGGACAGCAACGCCAGACGCAAGCCATTCGTCTGCTTTGGCATTGGCAATGCGCTGCCCTGTGCGGCCCGGCTTGGCAGAGGTGAAAGATTTTCGCTTTCCCTGCTCATTGGTGACATCGATACGCCAGAGCTGGCGCTTTTCATCCCATGAGGCTGTTCCAACACGATTCGGCATGAGAAAACCTCCTTTTTGTACAAAGACACCCTCGGTGTTTGCAGCACCGGGGGTGTTTTTTTTTATTTATGATCAGTGATTGCTACGGTAAATTACTTCCATGCCTTGATCCGGATGATAAGACCAAGTCACAGTTACATTATCAAAGGACTCTTTCTGACGTCCGTCCAAAGCGCGAGTTTTCAGCATTTCTTCATAGAGCCAGTCAGGTAAGCCCAGTGCCTTATTAAGCGTTTCAATATGGTCGAGGCCTGCCTCGATCAGCCTTGAGTCTCCGCCCTTCTGATTATAGGGGTTTGTGTCGATCGTGAGGTAGGAACTGTCATCGGCAACAGTAATCATGCGATCCGAGTACACCTCATAGAACTTTTTGAAAATTTCTGCAATCGTTTTGCCGTGGTCTATAGCTGCCCACACAACATTGCCAAACAGTGTGCTCACTTTTTCGCCCTTTTCGTTTGTCGTGATAACCTCACTGGCTAAAATAATAGGAGAACCATCACCTGCGGTTTGTTGATACAATCCCTTCAGTGTAATCTGCTGGTTATTGAGCGCAGCTTTGGCATACTCATACTGGGCATCTTTAATTGCCGCATAGAAACGCTGTCCATCTGCGGAGACAACCGAGAAGCATTTGTAATTTGCATCTTGATAAGGATAAGTTGATTGATCTTGCCCTGCATAGGTGTAAAAATACCCGAAATCTGTCTGGCCTGAAAATTCTGTAGCGGTCCACTTGCTGTAGTTCGCAGCAAATGCAGGCACTGTTAAAACAAGGCCCAGTGCCAATGTCAATAATAATGAGGCGATTTTCTTTTTCATACACGACACTCCTTTTTATTTTTATCGGAACGGTTCCGATAGTTCAAAGTCACCCCACCCAGTGCGTCCAGCCTACGGCTTTGCCCTCAATGTGCACCTCTTCCAGTTGGGAGCCGGTGTAGACCATTGGCGCATAAGCTGGATTTGCAGGCATCAGGGTCAGCGTGTCGGGGTTGTAATATACCCGCTTGAGGGTAGCTTCGCCATCAATGCGCACTGCGGCGATCTCACCGTTTTCAACCTCCGGCTGGATGCGGATATACACCACATCTTTATCGTGGATGCCGGCATCTACCATGCTGTCGCCGTGGCAGGTCAGGGAAAAATCGCACCGGATGTTCTCCGGCACATCCACCATTTTTTCAATGTTCTGCTCTGCCGTGATGGGTTCCCCGCAGGCAATGGCTCCAATCAGCGGCACTTTTTTCATTTTGGGCATCGGTTCAAAGCCCGGGGGGATTTCTGGCTCATCTTTGAGCGAAACGGGCTGATTTCCGTCCAGCACGGCTATCACATCGTTAAAATCCATGTTGATCGCCTGTGCCACCGCTTTGATCGTTTCAAGCGATGGAATAACGGGTTTGTTGTTTACCGGGTTTACGTTTCGTTCCAGAATGGATATATATGCCTTGCTCAGCCCGGACATTTTGGCAAACTGATCCATACTGTAGCCATGTTCTCGGCGGTACTCTTTTATCAAATCGCCCAGAATCACGTTGAACCACCTTCCTTTCTTGTAATGGTGTCAAGTACATCATACATTTTACTAGACAAAAAATCAAGTCTTTTGTCAAACTTGCTTGACATTTGTTGTCTAGTCTGCTAGACTGTTGTGTGTACGGAGGAGGTGACAACAGATGCCCTTTAAAATCAAAGAAGCACGCAAAGAAAAAGGTTTTACACAGGAAGAGCTTGCAAAACGTGCAAATGTGTCTCGTGCAACCATCATCGGGCTGGAAAATGGTACTATTACGGTAACCACCACGGAGACTCTGACCAAAATCGCAGGCGCTTTGGACAAAAAAGTGAGCGATATTTTTTTAGCATAAATGTCTAGCATACTAGACAAAAGAGAGCACTATGAATATATAAGGAGGTGAACAAGAGATGACCACTACTCGTTGCAAACTTTTCACAGACACAGTTCTCAATAATCTGTTGGACGCACAAAAAAATATGGCATCCGCCGAAAAGGTAGATGCCAGAGGGCTGATTCGGTTGAGCCGCTTCATTTTACGTCTTTTGGAGCAGTTGGATGATGAGGTCGTAGAGCTGGCTTCGGAAGCAGAGGATGAGCGGGGTTAAAATCCAGTAAATAATTTGAAGTATCTTAATTGCGATTCTGTCACCAGAGATACCAAGAAACTCACACAGCTTACTTGGAAGAAAAAATAGCAACTGAATCCAATACAGCGGTGAGAAGCATTCCAACAAGCTCATTCGGAAGTATCCTTTTGCTTGGATAAAGCTATTCATCATATGACAGACCGTATCTTGCCGTTTATTTGCCATGTTATCAAAAACAGATGCATTTGCGGTCATGACTTGTCCATATCCGACAGGTTCACAAAAGGGTATCATCGGCGCTGGGATGTGAGCTTGTTTGAACAGCTTTTTGACTGGTGCTGCGTAAAGAGTGAACAATTCTCCCTTATCCGTTAAGTACGCTCTGTATTTCTTCTCATAATAGACAACTCTGGCGTAGCCGGATGCGCAAAAAACAGCCCTGTAAGCCAGAATTGCAAAAAAAGCAGTCAAAAAGTATTTCACGTCTTATTCCTCCTGTATTTCTCATTATACCGCAGGAACGAGGTGTGCACAAGGAGGTGAACCCCATGGAAAACAAAAAGCCCAGCGAACCGCTGGAACCGGAACGCTGGACAAAAATGGAAAACGAAATTAAACGTTTGAAGCGACAGGCATCATGGTTGACGGTTGCTTTGATCCTGCAAAGCATCACAATCTTCCGAAATGTTCTGAGAATCAACCGGATCAGTGACACTATAACTCTCATCGTCAGTTTCGACGAAACGATCTACCAGCATCTCAACAGCTTGAGCGATTCGTTCCTGCGCATCCTCAACGATTTCGAAATGCTCCTCAGTACGTTGACGAAATTCCTCTGACCGTTCGGCCTCCTGCCTTTGCAGTTCAAGCATTTCGGTTTGAATCTCTGTTTGAGGGTCCGGGTTGAGTTGAAGAAGCAACGACCAGATGGCAACAACAAACAAAATTATTTCTTTGATCTTGCTCCAAGGAACTTTTGCATTGGCCGTTTGAGCGTTTGTAACTTTTTCATGAATAGCTGCTGCCGCTTCTAATGGCAGGTACGGCTTTACTTCTTCCACTAATGTCTTGGCTTCATCAGCCGAAACCAAAACATCTGGTGGAACAAAACGGAAAGCTTCCAGCAGAGGAGCCGTCAAGTTTTGTGCCATATCCTGAGTTTGTGTCCGCATGAGCTCTGATATCTCTTCCAGTGCAGGTTGAATCGAGTTCATAAGCATATCCCTGTCAAAGTCCAATGCAGAAATCAAAGCATCAGTTATTGCTCTTGCGCTGGCCAAAAGCTGTTCTTGCGGAACCATTTCGCTTATTTGCTGAAGAGTCGGTTCGATTTCAGCCATAAAATTCTGTTCATCCATAATTCCCACCTCCTTCCTGTTTTCTCCATTTTACCGCAGAAACGAGGTGCGCACAAGGAGGTGAACCCCATGGACAACAAAAAGCCCAGCTGGAAGGAATGGCTTTCCAGCCGGACAACGGCGGAGCTGATGAGGTTAGCACTTTTCTTCCAGTGCATCGCACTGGGATTTCAAATCGCTGCGCTTATCCTAACCATTGTAAGACTAGCGTTATGAACGCAGCCAAAAAGGATGCACCACCAAAAATTGCAGCAGCAAGGGAAACTTTATAGCTTTTGAGAGCCAGTTCTCTATTTTTCTTATTTTCCTCGGCCTGTTCTTTCTGGTCGGCTTCCATCATTTCCAGCATCTTTCGGAGATCACTGGCAGAGTTAAGCTGCGCATTCATAAATTTGTCCCGCTGTCGAATTGAATCTTGCATAGATGATGCTTGCCGTTTCTTTTCTTCCTCAAGCCGTTTCATAACATTGCTAACCTGATAGGCACTGTTAGGCGTCTCGTAGAAATTCATACATCCCACATCCCTTCTTGCAATCATTTTACCGCAAGAAGGCACATCAAACAAGGAGGTACATCATGGAGCGTTATATTATTTTCATCCCGGCAACAGGAAAGTGCAGCTTGATCCAATGTGATGACGAGTGCCCGGCAACGCTGGAAACGCTGCAGGAGCTGGTGGACGGCCCTATCGAGGTAACGCCCAGCTGTCTGGGCGCATCGTGGGCACGGGAGCCGGTGGACGGCATTGACCTGATCGTCAACGAGGAAGGCAGGCTGCGCGGCCTGCCGTACAATGGCCGGGCATCCGATCTGTGGGAGGGCGGCGGCATTTGCCTCCTCAATGGTGACGCGCTGCTGGCAGCCGCCAAGGGTGAGGATCTGATCGGTTTTCCTAAGCCGGTGTGCAGGACCATCTGTGACGAATGGGGGCTTGAAATGGAGGACGGCACATGGAACGACTGACGGCCCAGCGGTGCAGCGGCATCAAGAGCGGCTATTGGAGCACCGCCAAGAAGGAAGAACTGGTGCAGCGCCTCGGCCAGTACGAGGACACCGGGCTCACCCCGGAGGAAATCAAAGCGCTGGAAGATTTCAAAAACGGCAAGGATGGCCGGTTTCAGACCTTCAATCCGGATTAAACGAAAGGGGAGAGCAGGATGCTGATTAAACCTTACATTGAGCTGCAGCAGCTGATGGAGCGCAAAGGATACAACCAGAAAGAGCTTGCGGCGGCAATATCCCGCAGGCTGAATGGGTATAGCCCGGCAACGTTAAGTAACCGGCTGAACGGGAAAGCGCCCTTTCCAGTGGATGAAATTGTTGTGATCGGCGAACTTTTGAACATTTCGCCTGATGAAATATATGGCTATTTTATCAAACCGTGGGCCATTCAGGCCAAGAGAGCTAAAAAGAATCCGGCCAAGTCGAACAGGCTGGTAAGCTTTGGAGCATGAAAGGATGGTGCAGCATGACCAAACCGAACAAAAATTATCTGCGTGTGTCGTATGGCGAGGACGGAAACCCGCAGGTTGAAACCAGCTGTGTGGGGCTTGAGGCATCGAAACTGTGCGTTGCCCTGCTGGCTGCACTCGCTGCCGGATCGGATGACCCGGCGGGTTATCTCATTTCGATTGTGACGAACGCGGCCGATCTGCTGGATCGCGTGGAATCTGAGGAGGACGAGGACAATGAGGAAGAATCTTAAAATCTGGGGTGCTGCCTTTTTGATGGGTGTTGGTGCCGCACGGGTGCTGGTCTGGCTGAACACCGGCATTGCCCACCTGCTTATCATGCGGGGTAGCTGGGAAGTGGCTGAGGCTGTCAAGGCCGCGCCGTGGGTGCTGCTCGCGCTGGGGTTCGGCCTGCTGCTGAGCGTGAGCGGGCTGTTTTCCACCGGTGAGCACTACAAGCGCAGCGCAGAGAAGCAGTGCCACAGTCTGACCGTGGACGAGAGCCAGAAAGAAAATGCCCGGCGGGGTGCATGATATGGGCATGACATCGATTGAATACGCGGAGAGCCTGAACAGGCAGTATAGGCGGCTGGCCCAGCGTAACACGAACAGCGCAAGCCTGCTGGACGCTTCCGCTGCCCCGGTAAAAGCCAGCTGCAAGGCGCGGGCCGAGGTTTACGACCTTGTGGCCGAGGAACTTGACGGCCTTATAGCACTGATGAAAGAAGAGCACAGCAATGGCTAAACCTTGCAGCTGGTACACGGTCTACTCGGCCAAGACAGACGAGATCATAGCCAGCGGGACGGCTGACATGATCGTCCAGCAAATGGGCTATGCCAGCAGAAACAGCTTTTTTTCGGCTGTCTGCCACGCCAAGCACAAAAAAGACAACCCCCGGCGGCGCTACATCTACCATGTGGAGAAGATCCCGCGGGAGGACATAAACGAAAAGGAAGGTACAGCATGAAAATTATCATTGAAGAAATCGGAGATCACATTGCGATTAGCTTCACTGGAAAAGGTAAAAAATCTGACCGTATCAAGTTACTCATGATGGTTATGGTCGAAACATTGGTTGACGGTCTCGTTTCCGACTTGACAGATGCACAGCTGCAGGATGCAGCAAGTATATTTGCCAATGAAATGAAAACTGTCGTTATTGCCCGCTACAAAATGAATCTTGCTGACCGCAAAGAAGAATTTACCGGCAAGGAGGCAGCTTTTCTCTCTAAGCTGTTCAACTTATGACCGGGCAAAAAGAAAGAGCCTGCCCGTGCGCCAACACGGACAAGCTCAAAGAGAGAATAGAAACACTTCTCACTCCAAAGTATAACACAGATCAGGAGTGGCTGCAATACGCAGGCGTGCTCTATTACGCGGTGGATGATCGCGGGCGCAAGTTTCAGGCATCTACGGTACTGCGGCTGTCTGATCCGCAGCTGGGGGAACTGATCCACTGGCTGCACTACCACCTGAAAGGCAGCAACCCGCCGCCTGCCCTGTATCACCTCGAAATGCTGCTGCAAAGCCTCGAATACCTGCGGGGCGGGCGGCACTACCTGTATAACTCGATCTATGAGATCACACGTCTGGAGGCGTACCCATGAAAATACTGATCTATGTGATCCTCGGTCTGGATCTGCTTTACATGGTTGTGATGTACCGCCACGGAAAGCGCTGAGAGGTGGCCGCGATGAAAGATATTCGCATTACTTACACATACCACAAGAAAAACTTTGACCTTGACGAGGAGCCGACAACGGGCACCATCGTCCTCCCGGTAGAGGATGCCGCTGCTGCTGATCTGCTTTCGTCCGACCTCTCGCAGCCAATAGCAGGCCGTCACATCGGCAGATCTTTCCACTGTATCTGCGAGATGCTTTTGTGGTATTGCTCAATGCACCTGTGGTACATTCAGGGCGATGACAAGATTTTGAGCATCAGTCCGGTATAACCAGCGCCCTCCAATGGTGGCAGGAGGTAAAACAAGAGCCACTGCCACCCCCCTTTGAGATGCAAAAACCGACTGGATCAGTCGTACCTGATTGGGCCGCATGTTGAGCCTCTCTCATTGTGACAAGATGTGTGGTATTGGGGCCACACGGGACTCCGGCGGGCCTTGATAGGCCGGTGCGTGCAGAAGCAGCACAACAGAAAAAAATCCGCAACAACCTACTGCGTCAAAAGGTGGGTGCCTTTGTATCCGTAAGACTCGCACCCGGTAAAAAATAGTTGAAAAGTAGTGTCGGTGACTGCTGGAACATAGACAGCCCACCGATGGCGGCAGGTGGTCAAATAAAAGCCGCTGCCAGCGCATAGCGCAAAGAAAGGAGCTGATCCCATGGGTAGGATGGTCGCTGTTGAGGAGTGGGCTGAGATCCACGGAAAAACGCCCGCCACCGTCAGGCGTAAGATCCACGCCAACGCATGGCCCGACGCAAAGCAGGCCACACTGGACGGGAAACTGGTGTGGATGTTTGACGAGGATTGGCTGTGGCCCCGCGCCATGACCCCGACAAAGCAGGCAAAGCTGCTGTGCGAGATCCGCCGCCTGATGCCTCCCGTGGTCTACACTACCGCAGAGGATGGCACAGTGATCTGCATGGTGCCCTGCACCCATCACACCCACGTTGCCAGCGGTGTGACCGCTGACGAGATGAATGATCTGTGGAGAGCTGCCCCCCCTCAGAGGGCCGCCGCACAGGCTGCCCTGCAATATGGCTGGCTGCACCCTCTCGCAGATCCGAGATCCTACAACGAGAGAGGAGAGCGTTTACATAATGCCTACAACCGCAAAAAGTAATGCGAAAAGCACCACCCGCAGAAAGCCCATTCAGAGCGCGCAGGAGCGCCCGGCGGCGCAGGTGGTACAGTTTCCACTGTTTGCCCCCAAACCCCGCCAGACAGCCCCGCAGGAGGTGCAGGTGGTTATTTGCGAGTGCAGCGCGGATGCCGTGCGCGTCCGGCTGCTGCCTGACCCCGCTGCTGTCTGGTGCATGATGGATGAAACGTTTGGCACGCTGGGCTGGACGCGGCGCTACTACTTCGCAGATGGCCGCCTCTGGTGCGGCGTGGGCGTGTATCACCCGCTGATGAACAACTTCGCCATCAAGGATGCAGCTGCCCCGGCGGGCAAGCTGCAGATTTCAAACCCCGACAAGTGGAAGGAAAACGGCAGCTTTCTGGCTGCTGCGGCCCTTTGGGGTGCCGGTGCTGATGTGATGGCGCTGCCTTCCCTGATCTTTGCCGCCGATCAAGTTGCTATTGACCCGGTGCACAAGCGGGCAAAAACCCCCAACGACCCGCCCACGGTGGTGGGCTACCGCCTGCACGGCGCTCTGACCGTGGACAAGCTGCTGCGGGCTGAGGATGGGCACATCATCGGTGTGCAGCTGCTGCAGGGGGAGCGCAAAGTGGTATGGCAAGCAGAGTAATCGGCCGCCTGCCGGTGGTGTACTATCCACAGACCGGCAAGCTGGAAGTGGAAAACGCAGGGGAATTTGTGAAGAAACAGATCTACCAGCGTCTGGATGAGCTGGCACACGGTCAGCCACTGCATATCACCCTGACGGTGGAGCCGGTGAACAAAGCCCGCAGCACGGCACAGAACAGCCTTATGTGGGCGCTGCTTACCATCATGGCAGACCATTACAACGGCGGGCGCACCGGCGGTGTGACCCCGGAGGACTGCTATCTGGAGATGCTGGAGAAGTACGGGGCCAAGGTGGATTATCTGGAAGTCCCGGCGGGCGCTCTGGATATCCTGCGCGGCTGCTATCGGCTTGTCCATCTGGTAGAGATACTGGACGGCAACCGCTGCACGGTCAAATGCACACAGGGTAGCTCCACCTTTACCACCGGTGAAATGAAAAATCTGATTGATGGAATCTTTGACCGCCTTGCCGAGATGGGCGTGAATGATCCCATGGTAACTGCCTATTGGCAGGAATGGAAGGAGCCGTAATGGCTAAGAGCATCATACAGGCAGAAAAGGAGTGCTACATCTGCCGCCGCTGGTACGCCGTCAAGACCACCCGCGGGCTGGAGGAGCATCACGTCCTCAATGGGCCGCTGCGCAGCTTCTCCGAGCGGCACGGCCTCAAGGTCTGGCTGTGTCACCGGCACCACAATGAGCCGGGCCTGAGCGCCCACCACAATGCCACCTGTGCGCAGACCTTAAAGGCCGTTGCACAAGCGAAATATGAGGAACAGAACGGCCCCGGCGCACACGCTGCGTGGATGGCCGCTGTTGGAAAGGACTATCTCAATGCTTAACGTTGTAGCTATCATGGGCCGCCTCGTGGCTGACCCTGAACTCCGCACCACCCCGGCGGGCGTGAACGTCTGCCAGTTCCGCATTGCCTGTGATCGTAACTTTGCCCGACAGGGTGAGCAGCGGCAGGCTGATTTTGTAGATATCGTGGCATGGCGTGCGCAGGCTGACTTTGTGTGCAAGTATTTTTCCAAGGGCAGTCTGATCGCCATAAATGGCCGCATCCAGACCCGCAACTATCAGGACAAGAACGGCAACAACCGCACCGCCTTTGCCGTGGTGGCCGAAAACATCAATTTTGGCGGCTCCAAGGGTGCCAACAAGCAGGTGGACGAGGGCGGCGAAGCGCCTCCGGCGGGATATCGGCCCAGTGAGCCCGCGCCGGAGCATTCCGAGAGCAACGATTTTGCAGTGATCGACGACAGCGACGACCTGCCGTTTTAACCCTCTGGAGGATGGATCGCCATGAAAAAAGGAAGTTACCTCACAATTCAAGATTGGATGGTCACGGATCTGCACCTGAAAGGCAATGAGCTGTTGGCTTATGCCCTGATCTACGGCTTTTCTCAGGACGAACAGTCATGCTTTTATGGCTCCTATCAGTATGTCATGGAGTGGCTGAGCGTTGACAAGACTACTGCCGTTCGCGTGCTGCGCAATCTGGAAAACAAAGGACTGCTGCGCAAATGGCAGGAGAAAGAGGGCAACGTGATTGTCAACCGGTATGCAACCAACACCACCCCTGCCTGCCCGGCGGCATCTGACCAGTTGCAAAATGCAACCGGTGGTAAAACGCAACCGGTGGTAAAATGCAACCCAGACCAGTTGCAAAATGCAACTTCGACCGGTTGCAAAATGCAACCCAAGAATACTAGAGAGAAAGCTAATAATAATAATCCCCGCGCAGGGGCGCGAGAGGAGCCGGACAGTCTGACCGTGGCCGAGGTCTTTGACGAGTTTTCCCGCGGCGCCCCGGCGGGCTGTATGACGCTTTGATGGATTTTGACCAGCACCGGCGTGAGCTGGCCAAGAAGGACAAGAAAAAGCTGTGGACGCCTCTGGTGGCAAAGAAGATCTGCAAGTCCATCAAGCGTCTGGTTGAAGAGGCGGGCGTGCAGGATCGAACCGGGTACGCCATTGCCATGCTGAACCAGAGCATTGAAAACGGCTGGACGGGCGTGTTTTCCGTCAAGGATTTTGTGGACAAGACCCCGGCGGCGGTACATATCGCGCAGCCTGCACCGGATAAGCCCCGCAAAATCACCAAAGACATGACCCTTGCGGATCTGCTGGGAGGTGTGAGCGCATGAGTGCCAGCAAGATCACCACGGCACAGCAGCATCAGCTGGCTGTGATCGGCGCGGCAATCCTTGACCCGGCGGCGTGCAAGGCCACCGTGGAGCGCCTGACACCGGCCATGTTTGAGGATGGCCCATACAGGCAGCTGTTTGGAGCCATCAAGCTGCAGCTGGACAGCGGCCACAACGTGGATGCTGTGATACTGGAGCGGATGCTGGGCGGTGATTTCCGGCCCCTGATCGTAGCCGCAGCGGAAACCGTGCCCACCATCAGCCATGTGCAGGACTATGAGGCACTTGTGATGGAGGACTACCGCAAGCGCCTGTTAGTGGAACTGGCCACCAGCGTGACACTGAGCGCAGCGGACGCAGACAGCATCTGCCGGGACATGAGCGAAGCCCTGAAAGTGCAGGATCACCTGCGCCGGGAGAGCGTGGACGCAAACGTCAAAGATTTTTCTGAGGTCTGGGACGAAACCATGCAATGGCTGCAAAAGCCAGCCACCAGCGTCAAAATGGCATGGCGCGAACTGGACGAGCTGGGACTGTTTGGGGAAAAGATGGTTACTGTGCTGGCGGGCCGTCCCGGCCACGGCAAAACAGACCTCGCTCTGGCTCTGGCACTACGCCTGAGCAACTGCGTCCAGACCTACTACCTGACCATGGAAGAGGATCGGCGCAAGCTGATGATGAGAACCATGTCCAAACTGACCCGCATAAACAGCACCCGCCTGAGAGACCGCAAGATCACCGAGGAGGAGCGGGAGAGCCTGAACAACGCTTTTGCCCTTATCAAGGGTCACACCGGCATGATCTACGATGACGGCACCCGCATGACCGTGGACGATATCCGCGCCCGCGTCATGAAGTACCGGCCCCGGATCGTCTTTATCGACCATATCGGCCTGATTGCGGACACTCAGCCGGGCCGCAAGGAGTATGAGCGACTGGCAGACGTGACCCGTCAGCTGAAAGAGCTGGCCATGGAAACCGGCATCACCATCGTGGAACTGGTGCAGCTGAACCGCAGCACCGACCGGAACGGTGGAGCCAAAAAGGCAGCGCTGGGAGATCTGCGCGGCTCTGGCACCATTGAGCAGGACGCGGATGCCGTTGTGTTCATTGAGAGCGAGGTTACAGGAGAGCGCCGCCTGCAGGGGCCGAATGATTATTTTGAGGTCAGCCTGCGGGTGAGCAAAAACCGAGAGGGTGAAACAGGCCGGGTGCCCATGTGGTGGCAGCCTCAGTATCATGAGTGGCAGCCCGCGCCTGATCCGTCCGAAAATTACAACGAGGATGATTTTATACCCGCAGACCATGAGGATGGCCCGGCGGGGTGGTAAACAGGAGATAAACGAAAATGGATTGTAATTCTTGTGAGGCGCGCCATAACTGCATGGCGGTAGTGGAGCCCGGTTCTATTGCGTGTATAGCTCACCTGCTGCATGAGGGTACTACAAAGGCGGCGGGGAACCCGTACCAGACACGAGGGGTGCCCAAGTTTTGCCCGCTGTGCGGCAGACCGCTAAAAGTCATTGGCACCGAGCGCTTTTGCAACAACGTCCAGTGCGAAAACAGATATATTCCTATGGGGTGACTGGGCTATGGATGAAGTAAGATTGATTGATGCTAATACTGCCATGAATCATGCAGACAAGTGCTATAACGATTGGAACCTCGCTATGGCCGCCGCAGAAGGAACCCGCCAGATCAACATGGTTTACAAAAAGCAGGAGCTTTTCAAAGCCGTGAAGAAGGTTATTGAAAGTTGCCCGTCCATTGACCCGGACAGCCTGCAATTGCGGTGGCGTAAAACGGCAGAAGAGCCTCCCAAAGCGGAAGACGCAGATCCCCGGTCAGCAACAGTTCTGACTGTACAGACGGGAATTGGATTTGTAACCGCATGGGAATGGCACATTGTGGCTGACTTTCCAGAGGAATTTCCGGTCTGGATGCCCATGCCTAAACTGCCCTAACCGGTGCTATGGCAGAGCAGTGGGGAACTGAATAGAGGATAAAGGAGGATGCAGTCCGATGACCTATGAAGAAAAAAAGGAATGGCTACAACGTTACAAGGTAGCCCGGCAGCTGTTCGGCTTTCGTCTGCAGCAGTTGAAAACAGCAAAGACAGATGCCGGGCGCACAACTCAGAATATTTCTCCTATCCCCGGCGGGGCCGGTGACGGTCAAGCCCTGCCGAGGGCGGTTGAACGCATCCAAGAGGCAGAAGAACGCGTAACCGCTCAGGCCGCTATCTGTGACGAGACCTATGAGGAAATCATGGCAGCACTGAACACGCTGGCCGACCTGTGTGATCGTGATATCCTATTCCGCAAATACATTGAATTCCAGAGCTGGAGCGAAATAATGCAGGGGATAAACTTGTCGAGGAGTGCCGTGTTAGCCCACCACCGGCAGGCAATCGAGAGCCTGCAAGTGAGAGGCCATGACTGATCAGGACTAAAATGGACCAATCTGGACTAATCTGGACTAATCAGGACTTGAATGCACCTTAACCAGCTGATAATATTAAACTGCAAAAGCCGTAAGGAACCGGAGCACACCGGCCACCTACGGCTTTTGTATTGCCCGGCTGACACAGAGGATCACCTTACCGACCAACAGCCTGAATGTACCAGCCGGGCAATTTTATTTTGTTATCCGCGGCACTGTCAGGGTCTGCACCCCGGCGGGGTCATTGGATAAATATAGGTCATTGCAGCATCATCCTCAGTGCGTGGCAGCATACAGCCAAGCGGGTTCCATTCCATCCTGCCCAGCAAGCTGCCGCTGCGGGCAGCTGCGCACTGACCGCGAATCTCCTGCCGTTCGGATCATCCGGGCGGCTTTTTTGATACCCCGGGCCTGCAAAGCACCCATGGGCTTTGAAAACACTCCCTCCCCGAAGAAGTCTCCCTGCCTGCAAAGGCTCCTTCCCGATGGGTGCACAGCAGGCCGTGACCAAGGAGCCGCATATGCCAAAGACTGTTACGCGCCCAGACCGTGACGGCACGCACCGTCTGGCCTTTGAGCGCAACAAAAAGAAAATCTATGCTACACAAACCGTGTGCGGCATCTGCGGCAAACCTGTGGATTTCAGCTGCAAGTTTCCGCATCCGCTTTCGCCGTGCATCGACCACATCATTCCCGTGGCCAAGGGCGGGCATCCCAGCGACCTTGCCAACCTTCAGCTGGCGCATTTCTGGTGCAACCGGCAGAAGAGCGACAAGTTGTTTTCGCCGGTAGAAAAGCAGGCCGAAGCGGATGCAGACGCGCCGCTGGCTCTGCCGCTGAGCACCGACTGGACAGCCTACCACGGCCATTGAGCAAGGCAGCAGATATCAAACCTTCCTTACCACAACAGGGGGGATATCCCCCTCCCAGGGGGGTCTCTGACCTTCCCGTACCGTACTGTGAATATTTTCTCGCGAAAGGAGAAAGCACCGCCCTATGAGCGACCTGAAAGGCATGGCATACCTGCGCCGCCGCCTGCTGCAAAAGCGGGCGCGGGTGCAGACCCGCTACAAATATTATGAAATGAAGAACGCCGTGAAGGACTTCGGCATGGTGACACCGCCAGAGTTCCGCACCTTCACAGAGGTGCTGGGCTGGTGCGGCAAGGCCGTGGATTCGCTGGCGGACCGCTTGCTCTGGCGGGAGTTCCGGGACGATAATTTTGACCTGAACACCATTTATTGCATGAACAATGCGGATGTGCTGTTTGACAGCGCAGTGCTGTCGGCCCTCATTTCCAGCTGCTGCTTTGTGTATATCAGTCAGGCCGAAAACGGTTTTCCGCGCCTGCAGGTCATTGACGGCGGCAACGCCACCGGCGTGATGGATGAAGTGACGGGCCTGCTGAGGGAGGGCTATGCAGTTCTGGCGCGCGACCCCGACAGCGATCGGCCCACGCTGGAGGCCTACTTCACTGCGGGCAGTACATGGTACTACCCCAAGGGCCAGAAACCGTATCGGGTGACGAACTCCGCACCTGCCCCGCTGCTGGTGCCCATCGTATACCGCCCGGATGCAAAGCGTCCGTTTGGGCACAGTCGTATTTCCCGCGCCTGTATGGGCCTGCAGCAGGGCGCGCTGCGCACCCTCAAGCGCAGCGAGATCAGCGCCGAGTTCTACTCCTTCCCGCAAAAGTATGTGCTGGGCACATCCAATGAAGCCGAACAGCTGGACAAATGGAAGGCTACCATTTCCAGCCTTTTGGAGATCACCAAAGACGAGGATGGCGACAAGCCCGTTGTGGGCCAGTTCACCCAGCAGAGCATGAGCCCGTATACCGAACAGCTGCGCACCTTTGCAGCGCTGTTTGCAGGCGAGACCGGCCTGACGCTGGATGATCTGGGTTTTGTTACCGACAATCCCAGCAGCGCCGAGGCCATCAAGTCCAGCCACGAGGCCCTGCGTCTGGCAGCCCGCAAGGCGCAGCGCACCTTCGGCAGCGGCTTCCTGAATGTCGGGTATCTTGCGGCCTGCGTGCGGGACGATTTTGCCTACCAGCGCCAGCAGCTTTACCTGACCCGCCCTGTGTGGGAGCCGGTGTTTGAACCGGACGCCGCCACGCTGTCCGGCATCGGTGATGCCGTGGGCAAGATAAACGCCGTGATCCCCGGCTACTTCGGCAAAGAAAATCTGCGGGATCTGACCGGCATCCGCACCGAGAACTGAGGTGCCCATGGACGAAAAAGACATTGCCCCGGAACTGCTGGAACGCATCCGAGCTGACTTTCTGGCCTTGCTGGGCGACGCGCAGCAGGAAGCTGACACCTACACTGCCGCTGCAGCCTATGCCGAGCTGGTAGGTTCCGCACTGGCTGACGCTTTCCGCCGCAACCTGACTGCTGACATTCTGCCGGACGGAAGGCTGTACTGGAACATTGCCGATCGGGTGGTGCGCCCGCTGCTGGAGGAGGACTATGCCAGGATCGCAGACGCTGCTGCGGCTGCGCAGCAGGCTTTGAACCGGCAGGCCCGGATCGGCATTGCGCCGCAGCGTGCCGTGCTGGATGCCGACCGCGTGAACGGCCTGCTCAACAAGCTGGCAGAAGCGGAACGGTTTGAGGATGCGGCATGGGCACTGGCTGAGCCGGTGCGCACCTTTTCCCGCATGGCCGTGGACGATGTCCTGAAGGCAAATGTGGATTTTCAGGGCAGGGCCGGTCTGAGGCCGCGCGTCGTCCGCATTGCCGAAAGCGGCTGCTGTAAGTGGTGTAGCGCTCTGGCCGGGACATACGACTACCCCCATGTTCCGAAAGATGTTTACCGCCGCCACGAGCGCTGCCGCTGCCGGGTGGAATATGACCCCGGCGAGGGCCGACGGCAGAACGTGTGGAATAAAACGTGGACAGAGGAGCCGGAAGTCCTTCAGTCCCGTAAGGAGCTTGCAGAAACACCACTCCCTAACAAAGTCCATATTCCCGGCGATATTCCTATGCAGAGCGTTCTCCCGGAATATTTGCGGACGGCTTCACCGGGTGTTGGTTCTATCACATATGATACAGGCTATGACATGGTGCGCCATGCAGATGAAGTGAAAACAGCACAATGGCTGCACGACCATCTGGGCGGCAACATTGTACTGTTGAACGAAGTAAACAACTATAAGGCCATGACACCGGACTATATTTGGAATGGGAAGATGTGGGACTTAAAAACAGCTTCCACGGAAAAATCTGCGAACAGCGCTGTTCGGCATGGTCTGAAGCAGATTCAAGAAAATCCCGGCGGCATTATTTTGAACTATGGGCAAAATATAATTTCTGCTGATTTGCTGAAAGATGTTCTCCGAAAAAGGCTGACCGCCAGTGCAACTCAAGACGTAGATATTCTTGTTATCTGCAAAGATGAATTGCTCATGGTCCAGCGTTTTATTGCAAAAGAATAGAGGTGTCGAGCCCCCACCATATAGCGGAGGCGCACCTCTATTTATTTTATATCATATTTTCGATTTGTCGTCAACATCTTAGAAGGAGGAACCCAGCCCACCATGCCGCGGACGCGAAAACAGGCAGCTGATGTCAGGCTGGGCCGCCAGACGCCTACCGCCGCTGTCGTGCTGCCCTACACCGAAACGTGCGGACAAGAAGCAATTGACCTGTACAACACCACCGGGCGCACGGCCCAGCAGTGGCAGGAGCTTTTGCTCTACGATATCCTTGCCCGCAACGAGAATGATCTTTGGGTGCACACCAAATTCGGCTACGCAGTGCCCCGCCGCAACGGCAAGAACGAAATCGCCGCCATCCGGGAGCTGTACGGCCTGAAGCAGGGCGAAAGCATCCTGCACACCGCGCACCGCACCACCACCTCGCGCGCAGCATGGGAGCGCCTGTGCCATCTGCTGGATAAAGCAAAGATCCCGTACAAATCCATTCAGGCGGTGGGCCGTGAGCACATCCAGCTGGAAGATAGCGCGGGCCGCATCGAGTTCCGCACCCGCTCTTCCAAGGGCGGTTTGGGTGAAGGTTTCGATCTGCTGGTGATCGACGAAGCGCAGGAATACACTGACGATCAGGCCAGTGCCCTGAAATACGTGGTCACAGACAGCGAGAACCCGCAGACATTGTTTTGCGGCACGCCGCCTACGCCGGTCTCTTCCGGTACGGTATTCCTCAAAATGCGCAACGCTGCGCTGCGGGGTGATACCCAGAACACCGGCTGGGCTGAGTGGAGCGTGGAACAGCAGACCGACCCGCATGACGTGGAAGCATGGTACCGCACGAACCCAAGTCTCGGCACCATTTTTACCGAGCGCAGCGTTGCGGATGAGATCGGCGACGATCCCATTGACTTCAACATCCAGCGTCTGGGCCTGTGGCTGCGCTACAACCTCAAATCTGCCATCAGCCGCACCGAATGGGACGAGCTGAAGGTGGACGCCCTGCCAAAGCTCACCGGCAGGCTTTATGTCGGCATCAAGTTCAGCACCGATGGCACCAGCTGTGCGCTGGCCGTTGCCTGCCGGACCAAAGAAAACAAGATATTCGTGGAAGCCATCGACTGCCGCCCTACCCGGACAGGCAGCGGATGGCTCCTTGATTTTCTGTCCAAAGCCGACCTTGCCGCTGTGGCGGTGGACGGTGCCAGCGGGCAGCAACTGCTGGCCGACGCCATGAAGGCTGCCCGTATCAAAGCACCGGTGCTGCCCACGGTCAAGCAGATCATCACCGCCAATGCCGCTTTTGAGCAGGCAGTGTTTGCAAGATCCCTGTGCCATGCCGGGCAGCCCGGCCTTACGCAGGCAGCATCCAACTGTGAAAAGCGGGCCATCGGCTCCAACGGCGGCTTTGGCTACCGCTCACTGACCGAGGGCGGACATATTGAACTGCTGGACAGCGTGATCCTGGCCCACTGGCAATGCGCCGAGGGCAAGGCAAAGCGTCGCCAGCGCACCAGCTATTAACAGGCCACACGGGCCTGTTTTTTGTTTGCCAGAACGAAAGGAGTTTTTCTATGGCAGAAGCATTTGAACCTATTACCACGCAGGAAGCATTTGACGCAGCCGTTGAACAGCGGCTTGCACCCTATGCCGACTACAACGAGATCAAGGCCCAGAACGAGAAATATGCCGGGCAGATCGTGGAACTGAACAGCCGCATCCAGACTTACGAGACGGAGGCCCTCAAGACCCGCATCGCCCATGAAGTGGGCATCCCGTTCGATCTGGCCCAGCGCCTGACCGGCTCCAACGAGGCCGACATCCGCAAGGACGCGCAGGCCCTGCTGAAACTGATCCAGCCCAAGAACCCGCCCGCACCTCTGCGCGGCGACCCTGACCCCAGCGGCGGCAGCAGGCGCGACGCCCTGCGCACCTTTACCAACCAGCTGATGAACAACGACTAAAGGAGAAAACATCATGGCAAATATTTTGAGCAAAGGATCCCTGTTCCCGGAAGAACTGATCCCCGGCTTCATCCAGAAAACCACTGGCGCATCCGCACTGGCAAAGCTGTGCGGCGCAACGCCTATTCCTTTCAACGGCCAGAAAGAGTTTACCTTCACTCTGGACAAAGAGGTGGACATCGTGGCCGAAAACGGTGCCAAGGGCACGGGCGGCCTGACCGTGGAGCCGATCACCATCGTGCCGCTGAAGATCGAATACGGCGCCCGCGTGTCCGACGAGTTCCTGTATGCATCCGAGGATGCCCAGATGGACGTGCTCAGTGCCTTTGCGGACGGCTTTGCAAAGAAGGTGGCCAAGGGTCTGGACCTGATGGCCTTCCACGGCATCAACCCGCGCACCGGCACGGCGTCCGGCGTGATCGGCACCAACCACTTTGACAGCAAGGTCACGCAGGCTGTGACCATTGCCACCGGCGATAAGCCCGACGCCAACGTGGAAGCCGCCATTGCTCTGGTGCAGGGCGCAGAGCGCGACGTGACCGGCATGGTGCTGTCTCCCAGTTTCAAGAGCGCACTGGCTGCACAGACTACCACCGACGGCGCAAAGCTGTATCCGCAGCTGGCGTGGGGTGCAAAGCCCGGCGAGGTGAACGGCCTGCATGTCGAATCCACTTCCAACCTGTCCGCTGGTTCCAGTCTGGACCGCGCTCTGGTGGGTGACTTTGAGAACTGCTTCAAGTGGGGCTATGCAAAGGAGATCCCCATTGAAGTGATCCAGTATGGCAACCCGGACAACGACACCGAGCTGGGCGATCTGAAGGGCCACAATCAGGTGTACCTGCGCGGCGAAGCATACATCGGCTGGGGCATCCTGGACCCCACCGCCTTTGCCCACATCAAGGCCGCAGAGTAAGGAGGGCATTTCCATGTTGTACCGCAACAAACGCACCGGCGCAGTGATCGAGACGGAATGCGCCGTTTCCGGCGGGGACTGGGAACCGGCCAAGAGGCCCGAACCCGTTAAAACCGAAAAGCCCGCTGCCGTGCCCAAAAAGAAAACGGTGGCCGGAAAATGACCTACGCAGCACTTGAGGATATGACCACGCTGTGGCGGCCCATGACCTCTGCCGAGCAGGTCAGGGCTTCCTCCTTGCTGGAGGTGGTCTCGGCCAGTCTGAACATGGAAGCCCAAAAGGTGGGCAAAGACCTGCCCGCGCTGGTGGCGGCTGACCCGGATCTTGCCATGGTGGCCAAGAGCGTCACAGTGGATGTGGTGGCCCGCACCCTTATGACCAGCACGAACCAGGAGCCCCTGACCCAGTTCACCCAAGCTGCAGGCGGCTACTCCGCTTCGGGTTCCTTTCTGGTGCCCGGCGGCGGTCTGTTCATCAAAAAATCGGAACTGGCCCGGCTGGGCCTGCGCCGCCAGCGGATGGGAGTGATCGAGCCTTATGCCGTGGATTAAGGGCATCCCCGTCACGCTTTACGAAAAGACCCAGACCGATGAAGACGCTTTTCACGAGCCGGTTTACACCGAAATGCCGGTCACGGTGGAAAATGTGCTGGTAACACCGGCAGATGCAGGATAGTGCGGTTGGGTGACTCAAGAGAAAGAAAAAAGAGACCTCATCT